CGGCGGTGGCGGCGGCTGGGGTGCTAAAGGCGGGAACGGCGGCGGTGGTAGCGGCGGCGCGGGCGGTGCGGCTATCTCAGGAACAGCCGTGGCGTTGACAAACAACGGTACAATATACGGAAGCACATAATGGCACTTATTCCACTTAAAGTACCCGCTGGGTTTTACCGAAATGGCACCGACCTTGATTCTGCTGGTCGTTGGCGGGATGGCAGCTTGGTTCGTTGGCGTGACGGCTCTTTGCGACCGATCGGTGGTTGGCAAAACCGAAAGACTGGCTTCAGCACACACCCGACGCGCGGAATGCACTCGTGGGAGGCCAACGATGGCACGGCTTGGCTTGCAGGTGGCTCTCACACTGAGCTGAGCGTGATGACGGGATCAAACACGGTTTACGACGTTGCTCCATCTAATTTGGCCACTGGGCGATCCGACGCTGGAATTGAGACTGGTTATGGCTACGGTTTCTACAACACTGGTTTTTACGGATCACCGCGCCCTGACTACGGAAACTACTCAGAGGCGACGACGTGGAGCTTGGACAACTGGGGCGAGTACCTTGTCGCCTGCAATACAGACGACGGTCGGCTGCTTGAGTGGCGGCTAAACACCGGCACAGATGCAGCGGTAATTGCTAACGCGCCGACAGGAAACTTCGGCCTTATTGTTACAGAAGAGCGCTTCATCTTTGCACTTGGCTCTGGCGGCAACCCTCGCAAAATTTCGTGGTGCGACCGTGAGGACAACACACTCTGGACCCCAGCGGCGACCAATGAGGCGGGCGATATTGAATTGCAAACCTCTGGGCAGATTATGCTGGCGACCCGCACCAAGGGTCAGACGCTCATCCTAACTGACGTAGACGCCCACACGGGGACGTACATAGGACCGCCTTACGTCCATGGGTTCACGAGGGTAGGTACGTCCTGCGGGGCTATTTCACGGCGCTGCGCTGCAGACGTGGACGTTGGTGTTTTCTGGATGGGTCAGCGCGGATTTTATATGTTTGACGCCTCAGGTGTCAGCGAAATTCCATGTGAAGTGCATGACTACGTTTTCAGCGATATGAACACTGCACAGCAAAGCAAAATTTGGGCGCTAAATAACGGTCAATTCGGAGAGGTGTGGTGGTTCTACTGCTCTGGTGACAGCACGGAAATCGACAGATACGTTGCATTTGACTACAAGGAGCGGCACTGGTTGATAGGTGAGCTTGATCGCACGTCAGGCGTTCAGCGCGGCGTATTCAAATACCCATTCATGACGACAGCCGCATCTAAACTTAAAGAACATGAGGTGGGGTTGAATGTTGGCGGCGAGCGCATCTTTGCAGAGACTGGGCCAATCTCAATTGGTTATGGGGATCAAGTTATGAGCGTCACGCAGCTTATTCCAGACGAGCAGTCTCAGGGTGACGTTGACGTGTCATTTAAAACGCGCTTTCACCCGAATGACGTTGAGCGTACATACGGGCCATATGACCCAAACAACCCAACGTCAGTCAGATTCAGTGGTCGTCAAATGCGTATGCTGGTTGAGGGTGATCGCCTTGCCCACTGGAAAGTCGGTACAATGCGTGTTGACGCGAAGCCAATGGGTAAGCGCTAATGACTGCCCCTGTACTCCCGCCACTTGGCCCAGACTGGAAGCAGTGGGGCAGGCAGCTTTCCAGCTACCTATCCCGACAGCTTCCTCGGCTGTTCACAAGGTCTGCTGACGACAACCCATCTGATAATGGCATTTTGCTGTGGGATGAGGTTGCAGGCTATCCAGTGGTCAGCCGCAACAACCAGTTTGTTGAGGTTGTCGTGAAAGTTGACGTTCCGCTCACGAACGAAGGCTCTGCTGGAGACAGGACTGGATTGATTAGCTGGGACACAAACTATATTTACCTTTGTAACGGCACTTACGATGGCACAACTGAAATTTGGTCGCGTACATCTCACCTTGGAGGGTCGTGGTGATGGATGATTGTAAGGCTGTTAATTTGCCAAGTAATGTTGTAATGTTGCACAAGGAGCCTCGCGTTAGTGTTTTGCCAGTCTTGGATGCAGATTACGATGAGTTTATACCCATTGGCATGGACCTCATAGCGCCGGCAGTTTTAAGGCAGTCCGAGAATGTCAGCTTGGACGACGTAGAGGACGACATAAGGGGCGGCGGCTCGATCATGTGGGTCATACACGTCGGGGATACGCTAGTTGCGGCGCTTACTACTTGCGTTGTTAAGCACCCCCAAAGAAAAACCCTAAAGATTGAGTTTATGGGCGGAAGCCGAATGAGTGAATGGATGGACGACGCGATTAAATACCTACGGAAAGTCGCATTAGACGCAAATCTTGCGGCTTTAGAGGCTGACGGTCGCAAAGGTTTCGATAAATACGTGGACAATTCACCCTTTCGTGAAGTCTACACACACTATGTGATGGAGTTGAACTAATGGGTTCTAAGACGACAACAGAGCAGAGCATGCCTCAGTTCCAAGAAGATTTTCTGATTAATGAAATCTTGCCAATGGCGACAGATATCGCAAACCGCGAGTATACGCCGTATGAGGGCGAGCGCGTTGCGGGGATCACGCCGCTTCAACAGCGCGCGATGTCTGGCTACGGAAACTTGCAGGCTGGGACCGAGCAGTACGGACAAGCGGCTGACATTTACTCAAATATGGCGCAGGCACAGACAGATGTCAGTGCCTACATGAACCCGTATCAGCAGAACGTAATCGACGCGTCCTTGCGCACACTGGGCGGCGCTCAGGAGCAGGCTTTAAACATGCAGGGCGCACAGGCATCTGCAGCCGGAGCTTTTGGCGGGTCGCGGCATGGCGTGGCAGAGGCTGAAACCAGAAAGGCTTACGGCCAGCAGGCGTCAGACTTGGTCACAAATCAAATGCAGGCGGGATACCAAAACGCTCAAGCAGCCGCACAGAATGACATGGCTCGACGGATGAACGCCGCCGCTGGATTGACTGCAACGGCTGGCCAGAACTTAGAAGCACAGAAGGCGGTGCTTGGGGCGCAGATGCAGGCCGGTGAGACGTCCCGTGGCTTGAACCAGCAGGGCTTGGACGTCGGCTATGCTGACTTCATGGCTGAGCAAAACTTTCCGCTGACAGGGCTGAACACTTTGCTTGGAGCGGCGTCCGGAATACCAACTGGGTATGGCACGACAACGGAATCCAGCGGCGGGTTCGGCAATGCTCTTAGCGCAGTCGGATCATTCGGCATGGGCATGGGGCCGCAGGGCTTCGGAATATTTAAGTAGGAGCGGATAATGGCATACGCACTGACACAAGACGACATCGACCGCTTCGGAATACCAAACGCAAAGGCGGGTGATATTGCAAATCCTGCTGACAGGGCGTTGTTAAGCCTGCCACCCGAAGCCGAAGCGCCAGTATCCGCAGCGGAACCGATAGTTGGCAATCAGCAGACGTTAATGGGGCTTCTGGAAACGCCGATCCCGCAAGACCCGTTTGAGAATTTGTCGCGTGGCCAGCGGACAATGATAGGTTTCGCTGCTCTGAAGGATGCTGGCCTTGCGCTGCAAGGCAAAGATGGTGGCGCTGTTCAAGGCGTAATTAGTGACATTACTAATCGCGCCGACATGGAGCGCAAGCGTCAAATGCAACTAGGAAATTTACAGCAGGAGAGGAAGCGGCAGGCGGCTCTTGATGCATTTTTGACTAACGGCGTTGCCGGCGGCGTGGCGGGCGCGATGTCAGGCCAGCCTGCGTCAGCGAAGGGCGTCGAGGCGCAGATTGCAGCGCTGCAATCGCAGGTTGGCGCATACGCACAAATGGATCAATTGGACCTATACGCGCAAAGAATGAAAGAGCTTTTGGGGCAAAGAGATCGCTTAGAAGAAGCCGAGGTCACTGAGGTCGAGAAGTCTAAAGGCATTACCGGACAGCTATCTCAAGCAAAAGAGGCTGTTGCAACTGCAAAATCGGCGCTTGCCGCTGCCACCGGCTTGAGTGGAGACGAATTGAAAAAGCAACTTGACGCAGGTGCTATCGACCCAAGATCGTTTGCCTTTACACGTCAGAGCTTTGTGCCCGACAGTAAGGACTTTAAGGATTTCCAAGCAGCCGCGTCAAAGCTCGGCGCGATGATGACCTTCAGCAATCTGAGCGAAATATTGGATCGGGGAGTTGTCCTCGGGACGCTCAGCGACGCTGACTTCGCGATAATTGGAAATTTGACTGGCGTCATTGACCCAATAAACATGCCGCAGCAAACGGCTCAGACTATTTTTCAGGCGTACAATAACTTGAACAAGACAATAGAAGCTATTGAGGCCGAAAACGCCAGCGGCGACCCATTCGACGCTTTGACAAAAAAGTACCAATAAGGGAAGGTTTCGGACAATGGCCACCATAGACCAGCTAAAAAAAGCCGCTGTAGAGGCGGATCGTCAAGGCCAAGAGGGTGACGTGCGCGCCATTCTGGCGGAGATTGAGCGTCGAACCGCATCCAGCAAGGTGTCAGAAGCGGCACCCGCAGAAAAGCCAAAGGCGACCACAATGGGCGCGGTCCGAACCCTTGCCCAAGGCATTACTCTTGGGTTTGGAGATGAGGCGGAGGCTTACGTCAGGTCGACATTCAGCGGTCGAGATCGAGACGAAATACTAGCTGAAGTGCGTAAAAACATTTCTCAATTCAAGCAGGCGAAGCCGGTTCTTGCTGCCGGTTTGGAGATGGGTGGCGCAGTCGCATCATCGATAGTGCCGGCGGGTCTGGCAGTTAAGGGCGGCTTAGCAGCAGCTAAGGGTGCAGGCATCGCCAAGGCCGGACTTAGAGGTGCTGGTGTTGGTGCTGCTGAGGGCGGCGTTGCCGGCTTTGGTGTCGGTGAAGGTGGGCTTGAGAATAGACTTCAAAGTGCTGCAACAGGTGCAGCGCTCGGCGGCGTCCTTGGCGGTGTTTTGCCAGTGGCAGGTGCTGTTGGTGGTGATGTGTTACGCCGCGCCGCAGACGGGCTTGGAGTGGGTGGCCAGCAGCGCGCTGCAACGGTAGCCGAGCGCCGTGTAGGCAAGGCGCTTAGCGACGAAGGTTTAACGCCAAAAGCTGCACTGGCCAAAGTAGGCGAGGCGCAATCTCTTGGTGCGCCGATGATGCTGGCAGACATTGGACCAGCAACTCGCGGTGCGGCATACGCCTCTCAGGCGGTACCATCATCACAAAGAGCTGGCGTCCTTGACGTAGTGTCTGAGCGCGCAGTTTCTCAGGGTGGCAGGATTGCTGACGTAACGGCAGACAGTATGGATGCGTCTGGTGCATATGGGGCTGACTATCTGGATGAGCTGTATGAGAAATCAGCAGAGAAATTCCGCCCACTGTATCAAGCTGCTGACAAGCCTATCGACGCAGCGCCATTCCGCAAGTATGCAAACCGCAAGGTATTCAAAGATGCCTTCTCGGCCATTCAACAGCGCGCAGACACGCTTGGCGAAAAAACCCTTCCAGACCTTGAGACTGCACTGTCGGGCGATCAGGTTCCAACGCTTTACCTGCAAGACATTGCGCAGGGGTTGGATCGCGTTATCAACTCAAACACGAGTAAAATTGAAGGGCCAAGTGACTTCGCCAAGGACGTTATGACAGTTCGCAATGAGTTTAAGTCAGCCATCGGAGAGCTTAACGACGCTTACAAGAAAGCTGATGCACAATTTGCTGATTACTCTGACTTGACGCGAGCGTTCAAAGTGGGCGACGATTTTGAAAAGTTATCATCTCAAGACTTTGCCCGCAAAGTTGCAAAGATGACACCGACAGAGGTTGATGCGCTAAAGACGGGGATGATTACTAAGATCCGAAACATTGCATCTGGAACAGATCGCACCGACTATGTGCAGAGATTGTTTGGCTCACCAAAACGTCGCGACGCCCTCGAAAAAGCCTTCCCAAGCGCCGAGGAGTTTTCAAACTTCCGCAAATACATGGAGGCAGAGACGTCCATCGCGGCGACAAAGAAGCGCGTTTACGGCACCAGTGGAACTGTCGAGAACTTGCAAGAGATGTCCGAGCAAGGCATCGACCCTCTGTCTATCGTGCAGCTTTTCACGGGCGGCACTGGAGAGGCCATTCGTCAAGTCGGGAACAATCTTGGTGCGCGTGCGCAAGGCGTAGGTGGCCCCGTGGCGGCGGAAATGTCGGACCTGCTGTTCTCCCAAGGTGCGAAAGCGCAGGGTCAGGCAGTGGGCCGGATTACAGCACGTCAGGCCCAAGACGAGCTGTTGCGCCGTAGACTTAGCTCACAGCCTGAGCTGTATGGCGGCATACTAGGCGCAACAGCCGGCTTAAATCAGGACGATCTAGGCTATTAAGACTTAGCTTTGCTGGCGCGCTTGGGTTTCTTGAGCGCGTCTAGCTCTGCGTCCATTTCCTCGATCAACTTGGCCGCGTCCTCGCACGCTTTCATCATTGCCCGTGGGTTGGTGATCCGGTGCGGCTGGCTCAGCAAGTGTACCAAGTTGATCTGCTTGTCGTTTAGCATGTGTTATCCTCCGTTAGATGCTCGTTAACTTTTACCAGCGCGGCGCTTGAATTGCAAACTTGGCCAATCTAGCATTGTAGCAGATGTGTTTTGCCTTTTTTCACATTGTCTCAACTGCCCTCAAACGTGTCAGGTTTCGCACTGCACGCTTGGGGGCTTTTTTATTTAGGGGGGTTGCATGTCTGATCTGTTAACCTTATGTTAACTGTATAAGCAATTAAACAAAGGAATAACGAAATGTATTTTACATCAATCAAAATCGGCGCTTGCCACCATGCCCACGCTCAAAACGAAGACAAAGAGGCTGCGCTGCTGGAAACCATTGAACTGAGCCGCAAGATTGTTGACTGGAAAGATGGCGCTACGCCGCGCTTCACAATCGTTTACCCGAACGGCAAGCAGTATGGCCGCAACGTAGCGGTTTAACCCAACGGGGGCTACGGCCCCCACAATTAAGCAAAGGAATAACGGAATGAAAAACACCATCCACCGCATCGCAGAGTTTATGTTTCTGGTCATACTGGCTGGCGGCACAATCGCGTTCTCTGGGGGTCTTTAATATGGAGACCGTCGCCAGCATCGAGCGCATCATCAAGTGCAAACAAGATGCCGTAAATTCCATTACATCCAAGCACGGTTCGGGCGTCAGGCCGTCTCACGTCAGCGCCGACCTCGCAATCCTGCACCAATACATCCGCGACGCCGAGTGCTGCGCGGATGCTCTCAGGCTCGGACCGATTACCGCAGCCGCAATCCACCAGAAGCCACTCGACGACGTTTATGCGTGGCTAAATCAAAACCAAGAAGGAACTTGAAATGACAAATCAAAACACTGAACAGAAAACCATCGTGCTGACGGGAAGCACGCGCACGGGTTCTGCGTTCGGCATCGTGTTAGGCACTGGCGAGGGTTGCTTCATCCCCGTGGCCGTCGCCAGCGCCGGTGAGGCGCAAATGGGCATTATGTATACCGCAGAGTGCATCCCCAACCCTAACGAGCTGAGCCACAGCAATACGCCACTCATGTGTGTCAGAATTGAGCGGAAAATGTTTGCAGAGGGTGCGGCACCCGTCAAGCAGGCCGCGCCAGCGCTGCCGCAAATAACCGCCGACGAAGCTCGCCGTTTTACGTCAGAGACAATGAAGTCGGGCGTGTGGACTAATGGCGAGATATTTCGTGAATTGATGGGAAGCCAGAACGCCAAACGCGAAGACAATGTAGAAGCCTACGCGGCTATTGGCAACGAACTGCGACGCATGTTCAATGCTGACCTGTGCGCCAAGTTTTCAATGTATCGCACCGCATCGCAAACCAAATCGAGTGCCGAATGGTACACATGCTCTGATGATGTTGAGCCATGCGAGATGTTGGATTAAATCAATGGTAAACATAATTGGAGAAAACAATGCGCCATTCAAAGCAATCAGATCACAGGGTGGAGCAATCGCAGATCATCCTCAGCCGATTAATGCGGATCAACGAGATCATGCTGGAGCGCAGCTCTGTGAGGGGCCGCGCAAATTTGAAACAGGAATGCGAAGAAGTGCGCGCCCTCTTGCAGATGCTCAAACCCTATCTCCGGCAATAACGCCTGCGGAAAAACTTGAAGAGCGGCTTGGCATCGCAATGCTAAAGGAGGCCTTGAATAACCCCCTAATCCCGAACCCTGAGAAATGGCGGAAAGCAACTGCATTCGCCCAAGCTCGCCGCGATCAACTCACGAAGGAGCGTCGGGAGCGTGTAAAGATTTACGCCGAAGAAGGTGAGATGACAGTCGCGCAGACGGCAGAGCTTGAGCGCGTGGTCCAAACGACTATTCGAAGCGATTGCCAAGTGCTGGGTGTTAGATTGAAGGCGGGTATGATAAAAGTCACGCCGTACCAAGCGGACATCGCGGCACGTCGAGAGATGCTTGAGGAATTGGCAAAAACTGGGATGACACGTCAGGCTGCATCCGTTGAGCTGGGCGTCAGTGAAGCCACAATAAGGCGCGACCTGATGATCATGAGGCTTACGTGGCTGGGAGATAACCGATGAGCGATCGTAGAATACTCATGCTAGAAAACAACCTTAATGAGGCTCGCACGCTGATTAGCGTGCTGCAAGCTAAGGTTGCACGCCAGCGCGACGACATAACACGGATGCGCAATCGCGTTGACACGTTGATGTTCGATAAAAAAGAAATCACTAAAAAACTGAACAAGTTTCGGGAGGTCGGAAATGAATACGAATAGGCGTCATGAAATAAAATCGCACACTAGGGCCATCTGGGAGATGTCAAATGCTGGCGTTCCTCAGCGTGATATAACCAAAGCCCTCGGCTTGGGGCGTGGAGTTGTGAGTGGGGCCGTAAGTAGAGGACGTAAATCAGGTCACTGCAACCAAAAGGTGAGGACGAAACAAACTGTTCGCAATAACTCTCCGCTCAACTATGGCTACGTCAATCAAATTATTGACGCTCTGTCAGTCGATCAACTTGAATGGCTGCTAAAAGTCAGTGAAGAAGTGGGCTACAAGACTTGCGCAGAATACGTGGCGGAATTGGTGCAGGACGCGCATGAAGAAGCGAAAGCAAAGGAGAGAAACCGATGAATAGAGACGATATACTGCACGAGGCGATTTCTGCCATAACTGTAGACCGTGCCGCAACTCATGGCGATGCAGAAAACAGTTTCGCTTCGATCGCGCAGCTCTGGGATTGGTGGTTGCACAACCGACCAGTGCCAGAGGCAGAGCTGCTGCCAGAGGACGTTGCCATGATGATGACATTGTTTAAAATTGCTCGAATATCCGGTAATAGCCAGCATGACGATAATTTTATCGATCTCGCTGGCTACTGCGCCCTCGCAGGCGAAATATCAACGCAGAAATAGACCTGCTATGTCATCATCTTCGGCCTGCTGTGTAAAATCAGCGGGCCGAAGTGTCGTCGTGACGGCCTTCATGTCAGACGCACTGAAGACGCGCAGCAAGTTTTCCCTGAGAGCCACGAGAACAAAAATATCAGCATCGCTGCCGCCACGGTTGAACCTATAGCTTCCGTATTGTGAGATTACCCCCGCAGTTTTTACCTCAACACGCAGTACACGATTAGATGGCAGCGTCACATGCAGATCGCAGGTATTGTCTATATGCGAGACGTTCAGGCCAGCCCTTTGCAGCTTGTAAGCGGCGTAAAACTCGCCAGCGCGTCCGAGGCTGGCATCAATGCGACCTCTCACATCAGCCGCCAGAGTGGTCGTGTGGTCGGGGTGTTAGATTCCATCAACGCACTCAATTAAGTGTTAAAAGAAAACCCGACCACAGTTTCTTATGTCATCAGCTCGAAGTGAGGTCCATCAATAAATGGGCGACGACCTTGTGATCGACGTAGGTCGATATAAGAGTTCATGGCCTCTTCCATTGTGCCGTCCCAAGAACCGATGTCATCAATGTGCCATGCAGCGCCCCAGCGTACTTTGCAGCCAACAGCGTTTGCGCCTTCTTTCATGGCGTCAGCCAAATCATCATAGACGTTAAGTTCCCATGATCCACGACCACCGATGTAAGCCATGAGATCAACGGCGTTGCCGTCTAGGTGCTTGGACTTCATAGTCTGTGATGCACCCTTGGCCACTAGCTCTTTCTGCATCTCAATCGTCCGCATACCTTGGATAACGCCAAAGTCGATCTTGGTTGCTGTGATAGCGTGTTTGACGACAGCGACCAGTCGCTCGTCCACGCCTTCCAGCTTATCAAGGCTGCGCTGTGATAATTTAAAGCTCATTTCTTTTTCCTATCCATAAAGCCTTCAGCCGCACCTGCACCAAAGTAGAAGCCAAGAATAACAATCATCGACCAGCCAATCTGAAAATCCTCAAGTACGCGCTGCACCTTATCTGCATCGGCCACGCGGTCCATCAGCGTGAACCCCAGAACCATTGCGAAGCACGTCAGGTAGGTTGCTGTGAATGAGAACGCAATCACGCGCTGGGCCAGCTTAAATGGAGCGTAAGCCTGCATGATTTCGACCTTGGCTTTGGTCTTTGCTTCAATCTGCTCTTCAGTCGAGGTGTGAAAGCTGTCAATCAAATCAATGCCTGATTTGATGACTTCACCTGATCCGAATATTTTACCGAGTATTCCCGCCATTTGTCTCTCCTATAGTGGCTTACCTAACTGGTCAATTGCATCCCACACGCTGTCCAAATCAACCTGTAGTCGCTCCATTTTCTCATCGATGCCATTTGTTATCAACTCGGCACGTTCGACTTTGCTGCGAAGATCAAGCAGCGTCTTTTGCTGCTCAAGGACACTTACCATTTGGGTACTGATTTGCGACAGTTGCGAATTAAGACCCGCCACATTGTTGTCGCCTACAGTCTGCTCTATAGCCTGCACTCGCGACGACACATCCAACAGGCTTACTTGGATTTCTTCGCTGACGCTGATAACCCCAAGGACGGTATCCTCAACACCCCAGAACCTGTTTATGACATCATATGAGTAGTAAATGCCGCCCGATAGCGATGTCACAATCGGCAGGGCGAAAGCAAGATATACTCCCTTAAACGTAAACCCGCCGACTTTAAGCTCCGTTTCATCCGCCATACGCTATGCCTGCTGTGTAGATGTCTTTGGCTGTTTTGAACTCGCCAGCTAAATAGCCCTCAAAGCCTAAGCCGCCGTAAGCTTCGTTATTCTGACCGTAAAACTCCAAAATCAAGAGGTCGGATGTGGCGTCGTAAGTTATTGATTTGTATGCGGCAACGCTGATATTGTTGCTCTCGACCCAACCATCAGTGAATGATGTGATATGTGTGCTGCTCGACGCTGCCAAGAAGCCAGCAGCCTCTTGCGCGTAAGTCTCTACATCAGCCAGTGCAGTGTTGTAATCTTCTACGTCGGATTCAGTGACCGACATATCAGACACCTGAACCACTTCCTGAAAATCAAGTTGATCTTGCACCGTGTCAACCTCAGCGGCCATTTCAGCCACCACACCAACTGTGGCAAATGTAGTGGTCGCATCAACTAGCGCATCAATGGCCAACGACATGTTTTCGAGGGCGATGTCAGCCTGATCATCAAGCAACATGGACGTGTTGTAATATGTGTTATTCTGCACGTTGGTCA